TGGCTGCATCGACCAGATCTGTTCCCATAAATGCTGCTAAATCGGATACTGCTTTTAAACTTTCTGTACTATCTGCACCAAATGCTTCTAACTGTGCACCTGCTTCTACAACATTTGCTAATTGAAATGGAGTAGTTGCTGCCACTTTATTAAAGAAGTCAAATGATTTTCTACCTTCATCTACACTTCCTTTCAAAGCTACCAATCGTGTTTCTAATGTTTCAAATTGTGCAGAAGTTTGTACTGATGACTTTACAACTGCCCCTAATGCTGCTACACTTGCTAATCCTGCAAAGGCTCTTGCTGCTTTTCTTGCTGCTAAAGCTAATTTATTGGTGCTTTTTTCAGTTTTGTTTAAATCTTGTATTGCCTTATTAACTTCGGCTTTTACTAATAATCTTATTTTTTTATCTGCCATTTTGCTCACTCATATAAAGTTTTAATTCGTTAATTTCACTTCTTATAATATCAAATATTTCAATCTTGTTTGCATCAGCACTATCTAAATCTTTTGCTAATGGAATATTAAATTCTTTTACCCAATTATATTCTTTTAACAAGATATTATCTTCATCGTTTATGATCCATTGTGGATTCATAAATAGTGGTAAATGAAAATAGAGATTTCTACCAATGGAAAACTTGCTGTCTTTCCACTTCTCTACTAACATTTCTATTTCTTCCCATACCTGTTCTATACTTTTATAGGTCTTTACTCTCTTTGTTAGAGGACTTTGTCTTTTGTATGGAAACTCTAAAGTTATGTGTGGAAATCCTAATTGAGAAAACCACACATAACTACAAAGCCCTATGAGTCTTTTTTTTCAAGCCCCATATAGTCAGTAAAGATTTGTTGTAGCAATAAATCTACTTGTGCCATTGATAGAGAACTGATTTCTTTTTCAGTTATTCCTGAAAGTTCCTCAACACGATTTATCAATTTAAAATAATCGTCTTGGTTTTCTTTATCATCTCTAAAAGCATTTAGACTTAATTGCCACAACTCTCTCTTTTGTTTATAAGTAATAGGATTTGCTTCCCATTCTTTATCGAACATTTTAACCTTCATGTGTTACTCCTTTACCAACTTGTGTTACTTATACCATCACTAAACTCGAACTTAAATGCTGTTCCACTATGTACTCCACCTGTTGTAGTAGGTTGAATAACTTTAAATGGAATTGTAATTATAGCACCTGTGTCTGCATTTAGATCATAATTCACAGCAGTTGAATATACTTCTGCAGTAATATTCATTTCACCTGCAGTAGATACTGTACCATCACCTTGTTGTAGTGTTAATGTAGCAGGAGTTCCACTTAAGAAGTCCTCTAATACATTGTCAGCACCATCATTGTAGTTTCCATCATACATGAAAGAAATCTCTCCTGTGATGTTTACTGATGGGACACCAAAAGCATAAGCTTCTGCATCGCCATTTGCATCTCTACCTACTCTTGCAACATTGTTTTCAAAAGTAAATGATACTGCAGTAACGATAGCATCAGTTGCTGATCCATTGACATCAAATTGTTTCGTATCAAAATATGATTCAATTTGTGTCGGTGAAGCACTCATTAATGTTGGTTCTCCACTATTAGCAGATAATGTTTGTCCTACTTTAAATCCATCTGAGCTTGCAAATCCTGAATAGAAAGTACCATTCAATAGTAATCTACCATCAGTCATATCAAAATTCATTGTTAATGATTGAAGTGTAGCACTTGAAATTAGTTTATCTTCTCCAGTTGCAGGTCCATACAATGCTATATCAAATAAACTCGGTATACCATCTCCTACTGCACTTGCACTTGAACTTAAATCAGGTCTTGCAAGTGGTGCAGACGATGATGATTCTATTGTATGTACATAATTTGGTGAACTTCCTGATTCTACATGGTCTTGTAATACATTAGCCAACAATCTTGATAGTCCTGCTCTTTCTGCAGGAACTTCAAAATCAAGTGTTACAAATCCACCTTTTCTTGTTCTAAACTGATCAAAGTCAGTTTCAATCATACCTGCATTGTTGCTTCGTATCTCCCCTGATTCTACAAGATTGAGGACTGGGGCAGATACATTGATTACAGGTAGTAATTGATATGCTGTGTCAGTAGCTGCTGCATCTTCAAATGCAGTAACTGCTTTTTGTTTAATACCTATGGCATATTGGCTTTTACCATAGACTTTGGAACTTATAGCCATTTGTTATTACTCCTCTTTTTTAACTTTTTTCTTTTTAGGTTTGTTTTCTACTGGCTTGACTTGAACACCTAACGATTCAAATTCAGCCACATTTTCTTCACTTAATTCAACTTCTTTACCTTCTAACAATTCTCTAATCTTTTGATTAGGTGTATCTAAATAAGATGGTTTTTGCAGTTGAAGTCCTTTAATATGTTTATATTTCATTATGAAACCCCTTCATTTACATTGCATTCAAAAGTCATTACAAATCGTTCTCTTTCTGTATCTTCTTCGTCTTTTTCATAAATAATTTCAGATACATTTCCATTAAACCATTGATTGATATTTAATGCTTCTAAATCTCTATTATCAAAAAATATTCTTTTTACAAGTTCTGCTTTATCAGTTAATCGTTGAATATTTGCTCTATTAAATTCAGAACCTGCATGAACTTGAAAACTTATTTCAGTTACATAGGTTCTAATATGTGCATTACTTGCATAATCAACAAAAGTATCAGATATAGGTCTGATCAAGAAACTTTCTTGTCCTTTGTGTTCATCGTAATACAAAGGGATACCTGGAATAGTTTGTTTGATAAGTTTTTGAATATTATCTATAACTCTACCTTTAAATATATTTTCAAATTCTACTCTTGCCATTATCCTTGTCCTCTACTTCTTTTTTTATAATATTTTGTACTTGCTTTTGTACCATATTTGGTTCGTTTACTCATACCTTGTCTGGTTTTCTTTTTACCATTTCTTCTGACAATGTTTATATTACTTTTTCTTGCCATAAACCCTCTTTTGTGATTTAGGTGGATTCTTTTTTCTACCACCTGCACTCCATAAGAACTTATCTGCCCAATATGCAGCACTTGATTTACCCTTAGCTATGTTTCTTCTATGTCTTGCTTTAAATGCTCGTCTTGCACCTGCAGAATAGTTATGCCCCATACCTTTAGCACCAAATCTAATCAGTTTGAGTTTATGCCCCACTTCTGTCAATACAACAGCTTTCTTGGTCTTATGGCTTGGTGTCATCTTCGGTCGATTGACTGCTTTTAAGCCATATCGTTTTAATAGTTTTTTCTTTCTATCTAAATGTGCCACTATCTTCCAACCTTTCTCATTGCAATACTATGAGATTGATTAAATGTTTTACCTGCTCTCATTGCTGCTGCCATACTTCTTAAATGTGCTTTGGTATGATGAACCTTATGTCTGCTCATTTGCCTTTTTTGTGTAGCAGTTAACCCCTTAAGGCTTATACCTTTTAAGTTTTTAGCCATTATTTCTTTTTACCTTTTTTCATTTTCTTTTTTTTCTTTTTTTTCTTTCCAGTATGATATGGCATCTTTATCTCCTTTTAAGTTGGATTGTTTCAATTCCACCACCTGATGTGTGGTCTAATCCTGATACTTCTACTTCCCATTGGTCATCTGCAGTATAAACTCCTGTGCTAAATCGTATATACACTCCATGACCTATATGCTGTAATCCACCATCAATTATTTGGTTGTTTTCCACAAGATTGGTTTGTAATCCTGCATCACTTCCAACATAAGAACTAAAAGTAACACTTGATGAACTGCCAGTAGTAAATGTCCCTGCCCCAGTAATCAACACTTTGATTCTATCAAATGATGTTTGAGGAAAGCCATAGGTGTCTACAATAGCCCCTGTAGTAGCACTATCAATCGATACATCTTTTACTATCTTATCTCTACCATCTTCATCTTGATCTAAACTGATTACTCCTTTTCTAATTAAGTCTAATAGTCCAGTTCCACCTTCTGTGTCATATACTTGGATTTGTAATCGTAGTCCATGTTGTTCATCGTATGGTAAGATTGCCATAGATGCTGCTAACAATGCAGTAGCCCTAACGATTACTTCAGGATAATCCCTACCTAAACTATCCCCAGTTCCGACACCCTTGTTCTTGTAGATTGGTTTATTGATATAAGAACGAACAAAGTCAGAACTTCTCGATATAAACTCATTAAAGAGTGTTTTATTATCCCTACCAACTGTCATAGTTACATCGTAATTAGGATTGCTATTTGTGCTTGGTCTGAAGTAAACAACATCATCATCTTCATCAAAGTAGTATTTTCCATCTGCATCTATGCTTGGAATATCTGCTACTAATGTTTGTTCAATGTCATTTTCAAAAAGCATGGTAAATTTACCAACACTTCCTGCTTTCCAAACCTCGTCATTCCCACTACCACTATGACTTACCCAGTTTGTGATTGTTCTTTTCCTGTCATAATCAAATACAAATGGGGCTACCAGTTGTATATCATCTATTGTGCAATATGTATCAAGATATGTACTCATTCTCTAATTCTCCTATTAGTTGAGGAACTTCTATTTTATCTACCAGGCGAAACAATTCAGGTAGGTAATATTCTTTTTCTCTATCTGATATAGTTTTTGCTTGTAGTATAGCAGATAGTTCTTTTAATCGTTTTATTGCTTCGCCTAAATCCATTAGTTCCCCTTTATAATCTTATTGTTCCAAGTTGTCATTCCATTATGTATGTCTAAGGTAATCAAGTTAAACCACCCATCTGTAAAGAAATCAACAATCCCTACATTGTGAGTCCAATTTACTTTTCTACCTTTTAAAAAGTCTTTCTTCATCTTACACAAGCACCCCATACTTTGTGCTATATGTATGCCTGAAATGTGTTGCATTACACTTCGTTGGCAATCGTGAGTATGCCCATAAATTACATTACACCCAAGATTCTGTACTGTACTTCTTGCATGGTTGACTGATCCATAATGTCCCCCATGATAAGCATATAGCTTACTATTCTCTACTTTAAAGAGTTCTCCATAAGGATACCACTCATAACCCCTTTCTTCTATCTTAAATAGATTCTCAGGCTTATATTGTTCCAAATATGGATTTTCATCAACAAATTGATTATACCAAGCATCATGGTTTCCCATAGCCAAATACTTCTTTTTACACCCTACTTTATCAAGTGCTTTATCAATTCTATCCATGTGGTAATTGACTTCATCTGCTTCTTTATCAATTAAAGGGAGTTGATATTCCAATGGTGGTCTTTTTCTTCGTTGCCATCTCCAATGTGATACATACTCCCCTTCTGCAAAATCACCTAAGTTGATAAATACATCAGGTTTTACTTTTTCAATTACCTTTAAAGCACAGCTAAATGCTTTTTCATCATGCAAAGGAAAGTGCATATCGCCAAATATGATTCCTGTGCTTTTAATTTTTTTCATATAGTAGTCGCCCTTTTAAACCACCCATAATAGAATCGTTGTTGGTCAGGTTCTTCGGATACTAAT